TGTAACCAGATTGCAACTCCTTTGCTTTATTTTGAGCGTCCCTAATCCTATTTATTCTGAACTCTTCTTCAATAGACTGTGTGCATGTAGGGCATACCGAATTCTCATTGAAAAACTTATGTTCTTGTGTAATGGTCGATACTTTTTGAGAAATCTTACCTTTCATGTTATTAAGTTTTTTCAACTTATCACCAACAGAAACCAAAGATTCTTGTTCTTTTGTGTATTGTTCCAGATGAGATTCTATAATATCATTAGCATCAACATAATCACCAATTTCTTTGTCTAGATTGGCAATCTTTTCTTCATTGGCATTTATATTGGCATTACCACGATTCTCAAGTTCATCAATAAAGTTTTGCTGCATCTCAACTTTATCATCTAAAGATTCTTTTTTGAGATTAAGGGTTTTAATCTCATCCTTTATAAGTCGAATCTTATCTTTGATGATTGAATTCATAGAAGAAAAAATCTTGATGTCAAGGAGATCTTCAATTACTTCTCTACGATTTGCTGCAGAGAGTTGCATAAATGGAACAAAAGTGCTGCTACCCAGAATCACAATCTGAGTAAAAGACTTATAGTTCATTTTGATTACATTCTGCTCCAACCACTTTTGTTGGTCTAAAGCTGCTGACTTTTGATCTAAAAGTTTATTATCCCTATAAATCTCAAAAACATTTGGTTTAATTCCTCTTACAACTTTCCATTCAGTTTTTCCTATAGAAAATTCAATCTCAACAACACAATCCTTTTCATTTATTGTATTGATAAGTTGTGGTTTATTAATTTTTCTAAAAGGCTTTCCAAAAAGAGAAAATGTAAGTGCATCAAGAACGGTACTTTTTCCTGCACCATTTGTACCAATAATCAGATTATTTGAATTTTCAGTAAAGCAAATTTCTGTAAATTGATTTCCTGTTGACAGAAAGTTTTTCCAACGAACATTTTTAAATAAAATCATATTCCATATCTGGTGGGATCACAATATCATCTGGGGTTATAATAGTATACTTACAATCTTGAATTTCGCAAGTTTTTATGATAACAGAATCTTCAATTTCTATAATATGCATTTCAGGAAATCCACTTTCCTCTAACATCATTGCATATCTCACTGCATCATCTTCAGCAGAAAATAGATACAATATTCTTTCACCATCTTCGTTTTTTACAGAATAAGCACCTTCCTTTTCCTTTCCATCAATAGTTAGAATAAACATTTTAAACCATTTCGCAAGCTTCTTGATAAATTTCCTTTATCATACTCTGTATGAGTTGTTTATCAAGACCTATTTCGGCCTCCTTAATATATCTATCAAGGATAGAAAGAGTATCTTCAGATTCAAGAACTTCAAAATCCTCATTAGATTCTAATTGAAAATTTTCAACAATCTTGAGTTCTGCAACATTTGACTTATAGAGTTTATCTACAAACTTTTCAAATTTTTTAGTGTCACTCTTCTTTCTTACAATTACCTTTACAATTTTACTCTCATACTCGGTGGTGTCAAACGTTTGATATGGAGTATCCTCATAATAAATGTTATAAAACATTCTAAAAGGATTATTGATGGGAGTATGCTCTAAGGTTTCAGTATCAAAAATATGAAATCCACGATTATCTTTTAAATCTGTCCAATAAATTTCATATGGATTTCCTAGATAGTGGACTGTTCCATTAGTCGATCTAGTGTGATAGTGTCCCGAGAAGACATGACTGAACTTCTCAAATAGTTTGCTCTCCAAACCATGCTCCATGACGATTTGAGAGTTAACTCTAAATCCTGCGAGCTCAAGGTGCCCCATCGCACACTTGCAAGATGTCTTTTTAATAAGTTTGAAAGTGTTTTCTTCATTTTCAGAGTTAATCCAAGGAATAAAAAGTGTGTTTAGATTGTCAAGTTTAACTTCTGTTGCTTCAGAATATACTTTTACATTATCATATTCTCTCAACAACAAATCTACAGAGTTTACATTATTGGTATTCTTATAATATGTTGTATGATTTCCAACAATGGTATGTACTTCTACACCCATTTCTTGAAGACGATCATAGTAGTTATTTTTTGCCCAAGCAAGAGCAGAGAAATCAATACCTTTACGACTATCAAAAGTATCTCCCATATCTACGATTGTGGTAATCCCGTACTGTTCCAGCGTCGGGAAAAACACTTCATCATAGAACTTTAGGAAATAATCATGAAAGAGTTTAGAGTTCTTTCTCGCTCCAAAGTGTTGGTCAGTAATAATTGCTATTTTCATCAATAACGAAGTTTGGAGTGAACAGCATCCTTAATACTATTGTAATCGGAATAGTTGTCTCCGTCAAGCTTGTTCTCATCAAATACTTCAGAATATCCAGAGCGTTCAATAATCTTGTTTTTGATTTCTAACTGACGCTTCTCTCTTTGAATCCTACGGAGAAAAGCATAATGAATAATTTGAGTAAAGTATGCAAAAGGATTTTGAGACTTCTCTGGATTGAAATTGTGAATATACTGAACACAATTTTCAATGCCATCACTAATCATATCTTCCTTGAACATATAGTTCACAAAGTTTGGTTTGAATGAAAGATGGTTGGCAATCTTCAGGAAACACTCACCAATGTAGCGAGGAATAGGTGGTTTTGTATCCCATGTTGTCTTTCTATCTTCATCAGTAATCTCTCTACCATACTTCTGAATGAAAGTGATTTCAATATCCTCACGATATTTAATTAGAGCAGCAAGAAACTCTTTGTTATTTACATAGTGCTCTGACCTTTTTCTTTTGGCCATGACGTTTGTGGTTATCATAAGTTTTCATCATTACTATGTAGATATTATAACATTTATCCATATAGTTGACAAGATAACAAATTGTCTGTAGAATACCTTTGTTAGGGTTGATGGATAAGACTTAGCTACTTAATTAGCTCTCTTTAAATATCTTTTCTAGTAGTATCTTTGCTTCATTAACAGAAGAGATGTATCCCATTTTACGATCTATTTCTAATTGATTGTTTCCATTAGACCTTAATTGATTGATAAAATCTTGATGCATCATAATCATTTCAACATCATAAGATTCTGACATTGTTAATACATCATCAGAATTAATGACAAATAAATCTTCTGTTGTTGTTTTTAACCAAGGTTCTAATTTATAACCAACAACTTCATTTTGTTTTTTTATTTCTTCAACAATAATTGCATTAGATACTAATAGAAGAGTTCTGTCTGAAGCTTCTTCGGTTACAGCTACCTTACAGAAAATCTCTTCTCCATTCTTAAATTTTATTGTTGCATAAAAGTCTTCTTCCATAATTGTTTATTTTATTTTAACTGTGACTATTTCATAATTAAAGTTTTCTTCATTGTATATTTTGATTCTTTCTATAAAATGATTTAATGTGTAATTTTTTCTTGATTTAAATGTACAATCATCAGCAATATCGTAAAGTACAGCTTTTGTTTTATTTTTTCCTTTCCTTAGAATTCTTCCAATTGATTGTAAATTTCTAACTCTTGATTTACTTGGTGAAGCAAAGATTACATTATGCAAATTTTTAATATTGATGCCAGTGCTAAAAGTGCCATAGGAAGCAACAATAATTGCATTGTTTTCTCTCTCTGTGATTTCTCTGACTAATTCTCTTTCCTCAGTATCAACACCACCATGAACAAAGAAAATCTTTCGATCTCCCTGTTTGTTATTATTTATTCTGTCGTATAATATCTGCCCATGAGCTTCTACTCTACTGAACAAAACCAAAGTATTGCCTTTCAGGTCTAATGCAAGATTTGTTATAAATTTATTTCTTTGATCATGACCAATTAAGTATTGAATCTCATCTTCATATTTTTCAAAATTTTGAGGATCGTGCTTTAGAACTACACATTGAATATCAAGTTGAGACAAGTGACCTTGCTTCATTAATTCGTCAGTTCTTGTCACCTTATATGAGGGGCCAAACAATCCCTCAAGAACCCACTTGTGTGTTTGTGTTCCATCAAGAGTTCCTGTAAATCCAAATCGATATTTTGCATGATGCAACTTAGTCATAATCTGAACTAATGACTTGCTCTTGAATAAATGTGCCTCATCACCTATAATTACACCATAATCTTCAAAGAAAGATCTTTCTAACTTATAAACAGATTGCCATGTTGTAATTGTAACTGGAGCATCATTTGTCTTCTCTCTTCCCGAATAAATCCTGTGACAATATGAATCTGCATTCCAACCATAGTCAAGAAAATCCTTATACATCTGCTCTACAAGAGATGTCGTTGGAACAACTAGAAGAATTTTTTGTCCTTTATCCACATAGTATCTTACTAGGGAATAAATCATCAGTGATTTGCCTGATGCAGTGGGACTTATCAATAGTTTTCTATTATGCTTTAATGCATCATATACTCCCTCAATTTGATACTTTCTTGGAGAGTGAGTGCAAATAGAGTTCATATAATCTTTCACACCTTCATATGAAATTCCATCGTTTTCTTCGTATGGAGTTCCATAGAACTTATTATTTTCAAACTTATAAGTGTATCCATATTGCTTACAAAAAGATACAATCTTATCTAAGAGGCCCACATAAATCTGCTTGGATCTCATGTCATATAAATGAATTTCTCCATTCCAGTTCTTACCCCTATATTGAGGCATGAACTTTGCATTGGGAACCTCAAACTTGAAATGATCTCTAAGTTCATATTCAATATGAGGTTCTGTATTAATCTTTAAAAATACTTCGTTGGATTTAGATATTACAAGATTTGCTGTAGTGTCAATCACATGAATCCATTCATCTGAAGGTATTTATTTACCCTAGGCCAGCACTAAATCTCATAAACTCAATTGCATTCTTGATTTGATATGTTCTGTTTTGAATGACTTTTAGAATGCTTTCAAGATAGACAAGCATAGTTTCATAGTAATCAAGTTTCAAGTTGACAGTAGACAACTTCTCATCTGCATCAAGATATTTTTGCATTGTATCTTTGTCGCGAATTTTTTTAGGAAATGGATCCTCTATGTAAACATCAGGATCTGCCTTTCCAGAATAGTACTCGTATCTTTCGTGCCTAATATTTCTTTTCTGCTGTTCTGCTTTCTTTTTTAGAAGAATGATTGTATTATAAAGTTCAAAGTATTTTGCATGGAGTGCAGGGATATTTGTTGATTCTGTATGGAGATTGTCCATATCTATTTTAGAATCTTTCTCCCACATTTTTTGAATTGTGTCAAGATCAATTGTCATAAAGGATTGCCACTCAAATCGGTGATATCGTAAATAGTATACTTGAAAGATACCTCTGCTGTAAAGTACTGAATGTCGGTATCTGTAGCATCAAAGTCCAGTGTTGTTAATGAATATGGCCAAAGATCTTTAAAATTTACTCTAAAATTTGGTTGGAAATTGCTATTCAAAATGGTCAATGTTCCATCAGAGTAGATATCTTGTGTTTTTAGATTCCTTCTTTCAACTCTTCCTGGTTGTGTTTGTAAATCATATATTTCTTTTAAAGATTCTGGATATCCTAGACCACGTATCCAATTTTGAACTTCTAGATAATTTTTGAGATCCTCATCTACAATAAATCTCAAATTAAAATCATCAAATTGAATTTTATCTCCAGGTGTATCTATATCTTTAAGATATGTTGGTTGAATAGCAACGCCTAAAGTTAAACCTGGAATATTGGCTGAGTTGCTGAAGAAGGAAACTTTGGGTGCCCTATTTAAAACAAACTTAAAACCTGTTGGAGATAGAAAATTTCTATTCTCTATTTGGTTTTTATTGATATTGGATGTTGCCATTTTTTGTAATTATTTAGATAAAAAAAAGAGGGTCCCGAAGGACCCTCCAAAGAACCGTGTGAAATTAAATCACATGAGGTTCTTAACGGTAACACGTCTGTAGTAACGGTTAGAGTTGAGTTGAATGCCGTTGTCAGCAACAACACCGTTTGCAGCACCCGAATTCGCGAATGGGTTGTGAACCATTCCGTAACGGGTCTTAAATGCAATCTTGGGCTGGAAGGTGTTCTCGCCAACAGCACGAACCATTTGGAGGGGAACGTATGGGCAATAGAACAGACCAGCGTCATAAGGTGAAGAACCCTTATAACCGACAACGTAGTACTGATCCGAAGAAACGTTTGATGAATAAGGATCGATGTATACGCGATACTTACCTTGGAGAACACCAGCGAAGGTGTTACCAGTGTCATCAACGTTCAGGTTAGCATTGAGTGCAGGGGTGTAATCGAGAACACCAGCCATGGTCAGTGCTGAAGCAACGTCAGCAGAGCACATGATGATGTTGCCCTTTCCTCTACGAGTGCGCTGTGCAATTGCGTTAGCATCACGCTCGATTTGGAACAGAAGACCCTTGAACTTCTCAACTGACCAACGACCGTTGGAGTCAACGTCGAGGTCGAAGATGCCGCCGGTAGCAACGTTTGATTGTGCACCAGCTTCAGCAGCCTTATAGATGGTTCTGATGACTTCGCGGTTGATTTCAGCAAGAATCTCGCTTGACAGAATGTTAGCGAGTTCTGCTTCTGCATTCAGACCGTGAATTGCCTTCAGATCCTGAGCGAGCTCGAGTGAATACTCGGCCTTCAGAGCGCGTGAACGTGCGGTAACGGTGACCTTCTCGATTGAGAATGCCATCTCGTTGAAAGGAGTTGCATCTGCAGATCCGAGTGCTTCGGAATCAGCAGTACGCATACCACCACCAGTGGTATAATCATCCTGTGAACCAGTGTTCAGGATGTTAGGGTTGGTTGAACCCAGACCAGGACCACCAGTAGTACCGATACCAGGACCACCGAGTGAGTTTGCTGCACCACCAAATGCTCTTGAACCACCTGAGGTAGCACCAGAGAAATCGGTATCTGCTTCGTCATACAGTGCTTCTACACCATTTTGGCCAGTGTAGCGTGAACGCATTGCGAAGATGAGTCCAGTAGGACCACTCATTGGTTGAACGCCAGCGAGGTCATAAGCGACCAGGTTAGGCATTGAACGTCTGATCAGTGAGATCAGAACTGGATCGAAACCAGCAACGGTTTGATCTCCAGCACTGGTGTAACCAGTGTTACCAACTGCATTAGTTGGTGCCTCGGTCAGGAATGAACCTGATGAAGCGAAAGCATTTTGCTCTCTTAAGAATTTTTCTTGGTTTTCGAGCAGGACTGCGGTTACAGCTCTCTTGTGCGAATCTTTGATTGAATCAAGACCCTCGCAATTGAGGAGAGGTGCCCACTTTTCCTGCAGATGCTCGGAATGGAACATTTGCGGTTTACCTTTACTAAGTGTTTAATTGGGGTTTGAATTATATTAAATTCAAAAGTTACTTAATCAAAAACTGAATGTCACTTGGACATTCTTTGCATCATCTGAACGTATGATGACATTGGTCCCGAAATTGATTCTGGAGTGGTGTCAACACCTTCAGACAAAGTTTCTGATTTAGTTTTTGGAGTGCTCTTTGAGGAGAAATATGACTCCTTCAACATCTCCAGCTTTTCACGATATTGTGTCTCACTTTCAAACTCAACACTTTCGGCAAGTGAAGCGAGCTTCTCTTTCTGAGTGACTGCGAGTCCCTCAGAAACTTGATCTAAGATTCCATCTGCAACCGACTCAGAGAGACGGGCGTTGAGGGAAATATTCTTCTCAATCTGCTCGTTGAGTTTTGTCTCCATATCATCAAGTTTTTCTACCATGCTCTCAAGCACATCATATTTATCTTCAGGGATTGATACATAATGATCTTCAAAAAGTTCCTTCATACCAGCGATGAAGGATTCAGTCATTTCGGTCTTAAGACCATTCTCAATTGCGAGTGCATTTTCAGTCATCCACTCGTCAGCAACATACTCAAGGTAAGAATCAACACGCTCTGTGAGTGATTCTTTGATTTCTGCAACTTCTTCTTCGAGTGCAGATGCATAAGCTTGCTGCAGAGACTCTTCGATTTGTGCAACCTTCGAATTGATTGCTGACTCAAAAATAGTCTTTGCCTTTTCCTTAAACTCTTCGGAGAGTTCTTCGCCTGCTACAAGAGCTTCAACATCTTCATCAATGTTGTACTCTTGAACTACTTCTTGCTCTTCAGAAGTAACTTCTTCTTCAGCAACAACTTCTTGGGTATCTTCTACTTCTTCTTCAGAAATTACTTCTTCAGTTTCAGTATCTTGATCTTCCTTCATTTTGTGCATTGCTTCTGCAGATCCACCAGACTTAGTGACTACATCACTAACAGTCTTTAATGATGATGGCTTCAGTTTTGCTGAATCATCATCGGTCTTATAATTTTCTGGGGTAGGGCCACCAAGATCTTCCCAATTACCACTTTGACCTGCTACTGCTCCAGCAGCAAGTTTTTCCATACCTTCTGGAGCTGAAGCACCAGAATTAACGGCAGTCTTGGATTGAGCAGTGCCTACTTCCATTTCTTGTAATTCTGTACCACTAGACATTTGAACTCTCCGATTTACCTGTATTAAATCTATATTTATTTATCAATTTATAAATTTGAAAGGAACTCATTAAACAAGTCTAACTTGTGTTCCTCCAAGCGTTTTTGGTCAACTAAGGTATTAATTCTTCTTTGAGCTTGTGCTGCAAACTTTTCACGAAGAATACCACCTTCCCAAACCCACTCTTTACCTTCCATAATTCCCTGAACAAATGCATCAGGTGCAGATGGATCGGCAACAATATCAGCAGCAGTTGCTAACATAAAATCTTCGCCAACTTGACTATAACCTTCTTTGGTTGGTCTTAATGAACCAATACCACGAGAAGAAACGCCAAGGCAAACACCTTCTTTGAGAAGTGATTCTGCAATCTTACCCATTGGGGTTGAAAGAATCTGTGCCTTTCCGATAAAGTTATTGCCCTTTTGCTCAAGTGCAACAATCTTATGAGAAACTCTGTCCAGGTTTACTGTTGGACCATCGGGGTGTCCAAGCTCTCCAAGAGCACGACCCTTATTGACATACTGTTCAGTATATCTCTTTACTTCCTTTTCCATAATGGACATAGGATACATACGTCCATTTCTGTTTACACACTCTGCCTGAAGGAAAGGTCCGGTAATATAGAGTTTTGCCTCTTTACCAACACCTTCGGTAATAACCTCTACCTTTTCGATTTCCTCTCTGATAAGTTTCATCTTTTTATTAGTTCTTTAATTTTATTTATTATTACAGTAATACTGGATCGTTATTTTCATCATACCTTTGATATGACCCAACAGAAACCGCAGTATTTATTCCTGATACTGGATCATATCTATATCTTTGATATGCTGCAGGAGTTCTTGTACCGATTCCTGCAGGGCTATTATAATCATAAGCAATATAGTCGCCATTAAAATCATAATGTGTTATAGTAGACCAACCTTCTAGATTTGAAAAGGTTGTTACTGCAATAGATACTGGCTGAGGAGAAACGACTTGATTATTTGTATCGTGTCTTGTATATCCTGCAGGCATTTAAATTAACCCTCTTCTTCTGTTGGGAGTACTTCAAACATTTTGCGGCCGATTTTTTCTTTTTCAGTCGTAATTGCTTCAGATGCTTTTGCAAAAAGAGAAGTTTTAATTGCATTGGATGCACTTATTGAATCGCTATCAGCAATGGCATCGACAATTTGATCTACAGAAACTTCAGGAGTTAATTCGTCCATTTTAATATAAAAGTTAACTAGAGACTATTTATATCTCCCCACCTTCAGGGATTTTTGTGACTTTTGCATCTGCTTCTAAATCTGGTTCCATTATTGGAGCACCGAGATCTTCTCCTCCCATTTGATCCATAGGAAGACCAGTTTCAGGATCTATTGATGCTGGGTCTGGAATAATACCATCTTTGATTTCCTTCTTAATAAGATCATCTTGTTCAATAATTTCTTGATCCGTTTGTCTTAAAATCTTTCTTCTCAGATAATCTTGAGAGAAATATTTGCCGACATAAGGTTCTGCGGTTTGAACTAGAGCCAATCTTTCATTTAAAAGTTCTGCATCTTTCAGTTCTGAGAAGTGATTATCATAAAGGAAGTCATACTGAATATGCTCTTCCATTCTTTCCCAATCTTCTGGAGTGATGATATTCTTAAGAAGAAGTTGAGTTCTCAACATATCATTAAACATGTGTGAGAATCTCTTTCTCAGACGACCAACAAACTTAGTAAACTTGAGTTCGTCTCTCAGGATTTCAGAAGATCTGCCCAAGTTAAACCCACCTTCTCCATCCATTCTTGATGGTGGAACATTCAGTGAACGATATAATTTCTTCTTGAAGTATTCAATATCAGTGATTTCTCCAAGATTTTGACCGCCAGGAAGTGTGGAGATTTCAGTTCCTCTACCACCTTCTCTTCTTGGAAGCCAGAAATCTTCGAGCATACTCATATATTTCTTATCATCACGGATTTCTCCTGTGTTTGCATCATATACAAGTTTGTTGCGATAACGCATCATAACGTCGCGAAGATATTGCTCTGCTTTTACCTTTGGGAGGTTGCCAACATCAATATAGAAAATTCTACGTTCTGGTGCTCTTGACAATCTGTAGATTACCAAAGAGTCTTCAATCATTCTAAGTTGATTGAGTGACTTAATTGATTTGTGTAAATATGAAAGAGTTGACCCCTTATTTCTATCAACTAAACCTGAAGTGCAATACGTGATTGAATCTTTTGCAATTTTGACACCTTGATTTGCACCCATTGAAGATGGGTTTGATGATGGATAATGTGTTTTGGGGTTGTAGAGAAAATACTCTTCTATTTCTGGGAAATTATAATCCATAGGATTATCGTCCCTTAAACTAGGAGGTAGTGGATTTGTTCTATTATCTTTTTTCTTTTCCTGCCTAATATATCTAACTTTCATTGAGTCGATATATCTCAACTCTTTAATTCCTTCCTGAGGATTTTTTAAATCAATTACTTTATGATAATAAATTCTACCATCAATATACCAATTCCTATAAATTTCATGAGACTTTCTATCAAAGTCAAGAAGTTCTAAAAGATACTTGAATTCACTTCTAATTTTATTCTTGATTCCATTACTTGCATTGAGATTTGAGAGTTCAATCTGAACTGGACTATCGTCAGAATCAGAAACAATTGCCTCATTTACAATATCTTCGATAGCACTATCCACTTCTGGATGAAGTGCCATCTCTCGATATCTTTTAATTAAATCAAACTCAGTTCTATATACACCTTCAATATCTACATAAGAACCAAAAAACCCACTAGTGAGATAATGGTCAGACCCATCCTCATTATTTTGAGGAATGGGCGAGACCGTACTCTTAGTGGGCTTTTGATTATCTTCTATAGAGAATCCAAATAATTTTGACATTATGTATTAATAGCGTACTGTACCTAAGTACTATTTATTACTATTAAGAAATTTCAATTCCAGTTTCGTCTCTTCCACCACCAGCATTTTCTCCAGCAGTCCACCACTGAACTTGGAATTCAACGGTGTACTCTTCGATAGTATCTCCACTATCATATGAAAGATCAATCTGAGATACGTTGGTTGGGAAAATATCATAGAACTTGTAAGTTCTAAGTGGTTTGATTCCAGCACCGTTTGTCAACTCTGAATTGGTCTGAGAGAACAATTCTCCAGCACCTCTACCAAGTTGATGAACAAAAGCATCTGTCATATATGCTGCTGGATTTGTTGCTCCAGTATTATTTGTAAGTTTGCTGATTGAATTCATCCAAACTTCAAAAGCTGTTCTCAATTTAAAGTCTTCATCATTAATAATTGTTACTGTCCAAGCATCAATCGTTCTATCACCAGCTACCTTTAAAGTTCTTCCTCTAAAGGGAACTTCGATTGGTGAAATATTCGATGCAGGAAGTGCTGCAGACTTGCAAAGAAACTTAAATGTGTCAGATTCTTGACCAGCACCCGTTCCCCAAGAAGCCTGAAGTGGTGCGGGGAAAGACCCCAACTCCACTTCAAACAGATTAGGTCTTGCGCCACCGCCAGCGAGTCTTTCTTTAAATCCTGAAATTGTTCTGAGAGTAGACATTTTTAAAACCTCCTTATTTGTTAATTAATAAAAAATCAAACTCTACCTGCTACTTCTTCAAAAGAAATCCCAGTTCTAGTAGCAACAAAGGTTAATGTGATGTAGTTGATTGATCTTGTTGGCTTCAGGAAAATGTCCGCTCTAAATTCATTGTTGTCAATAACATCTGGAGTGTTATTGGTTTCGTCACAAATAACTAAGAAATCAAATACACCTTGCTTAGATTGAACATCTCTCAAGTATGGTTCAACAATGTTTGTGAAGTTTGCTCTTGTTGTTTGGTTATTCAATTCAAACAATTGAGATTCTGCTGCGGACTTAAGTGCCTGCTCAACAGTCAAGAACAATCTGCGAACATTGATTCTATCAAATGCAGATGGATATGAAAGGGCAGTTTTATCACCAAACAGTAATATTCCAACACCTGGTTGATTAATTACCGAATTTACTCTAGCCTTGTAAAGAAGATCTCTCTGAGATTTTGTTGGTGTGTATGCCAACTTAATTGCATTATTGAGAACACCTCTCTGCTGTCCTGCGGGTGAGAACCAAGGATAAGAAGTCAAACTCGTTCTTGCCATTAAACCTGCAACGTCTGCAGAACATGGAACATATCTAAAGACGTTGTTGTACTTATCAAAAGTATACTTATAACCACTATCAAAAATTGCATATGATGAAGAAGAAAGTGGACTAAAGAAGTCTAAAACATTATCAGTTTGTGTAGTTGTGTTTGTGATATTTACAACATCACCTCTATAAGGAGAAATTACTGCAAGACAATCTTTGCGAGATTCTGCAATACTAATCAGTTGATTTGCGAGAGCCTGTGTTCTTGCCTTAGTGTCAAGTGATGGGCCTGCGATTAGATAATCAACTTCAACCTCATCTTCATTCTTGAGTAAATCGTATGCAGTAGATACTTTATCTAAAGATGCTTTATAAGAATCTGCACCAGCACCAAGTTCAAATGTTTGTGCACCAATCGCACTGAACGTTACTCCTTGAGCAGCTTGATTCCATCCACCATCTGAAAGTGAATTTGCTGTATAACCAGTAATTGTTGTAAAACCAGTTGCTACTGGAGTAATGTTATTTGTAGTATCTACTGATGTATAGTATGGAGTACCTGCATAAATGTAGTTTGATACATTTGCAAGATAGTCTCTGTAATAAGTTTTTTCTGGTGAATTTACTCCAGAAATTGCATCGGTTGCTTTAGAAATTCCAATGTGCTTCTCAAGAATATTTCCTTGAATACCACTAATTGATCCAAAGTCATCGACAAGTACAATGTGGAAAGCGTCATTGTTTGAGCTTCTACCTAAAGCATACTGTGAAGTTACTGGTTTTGGTGCAATAGATCTCCAGAATACAACTCCATTCTTAAGACCTAATGTTTGTTGGTCATACCAGTCTTGCTGCTTATTTGGAGTTAAAGATTCTACAAATCCAGACTCAGATCTAACTCCAACAACAGAGGTTGTAAATCCAGAGTATCCATTAGAATTTTCTACATAATCAATTAAAACTTCATTTGCTCCATCATCTTGTCTGGAAACAACTTTAACATCAACTGTTTTTGCTGTTGTATTAATTCCAGTAATTATTCCTTTTAAAGTTCCTGATTTGAGTGAAGTTGTACCAGCACCAACAACTTCCAAATTAGTGTACGTTTGAGTAACCGCAAAACCAACTTGAACTGCACTAGTGCTTGCACTATTTAAAGTTAAAATTTGGTCTGCCTTATTATCAATAGTACATACCTTTAAACCATTTGCCCAAGTACCAGGCGTCTTGGCTGCATAGTGATAATTGCCTGAGGTAATAGTTTCATAATCTTCACGATTTTTAATCTTAATTGTAGCAACAGAACTGTATCCTGCTCTAGAATTCTTCAGTGCATCTGCATCAGTTCTGATAACTTTTAAAATTCCACCATAAGAAAGGTATGATGCTGCAGAAATCCAGTACTCATACTGTCCATCTGTAGAAATTGGTTTTCCGAAGGTTTTTACCAGTTCTTGTTCGGTTGCAATTTCTACAACTTCTTCTACTGGACCCAGTTCAAAAGGACCTGCAATACCTCCAATGTTGTCAACAACATTTTCAGCTCTTCCTAAGGTTAAATCAACTTCTCTGACAAGTACGCCTGGAGATAATTGAGGAGTCGCCATTTTTTTCTCCGTGATTCTCAGTTTATCTAAAAAATATTTATTAAAAAATCACTTTTCGAGGGGGAAAATGGTGGTGAATGTCTACCAATCGGGATATTCCCACTTATCTAGCACTTTTGTTGTCGTTTTACTACCAACTCTTCTAATAGTACACTCTTTACATTCATATGAAAATGAAGAAGCTACTGGACCTTTATACTTTCTTGTTCTGTAAAATCCATCTACTAAATTTTTAATTTCCCCACATTTTTTACACTTTCTATCATTTAATAAAAGGTGACCAAGCCTTATCTGCTTATCTAATTCCATTATTGATAGTCCCACATATAAGACATGTCTCCATATTCATCAGTAAACCATCTATCTCCATTATCATCAACAAAAGTTTCTTCACTATTCAATCCGTCAACAATAAAACCAAAAGGTGACATATCTTGCTCTATCTGGTTTTTTTGTTCTTCATATAATCTTTTTCTAATATCTTGGTCTGTAAGTTCCTTAAAATAATCCTGAGCAACTAACCAAGCATATATCACTAAGCACATCGCAAGGTCATCATTGCACCCATCTTCTGCTTCAAATGAATTGTGCTTTGAAATAAAAGTGGTAAGTTCAGAAATAATCTCATAGTCATTAAATATGAGTTTATCTTCTTCAATAATTGTCTTTAAGTTAAGTGCTCCAACCTTCTTAACAGTTTTGGACATCTTAACTCCAAGTTGAGTCTTTTTCCCAGAGAATCCTTGTCCAACTATTTGGCCTGCTCTTCCTCTCATAGAGCACATCAAAACATTTTGATACTCTAAGTCATAGTGAAGCAATGATGCTACCTGATCTCCAATATCATTAACTTCACAAAGAATATATGCCCCATTATAACTTTTTGCTAATTCATATATTATATTTGGGAACATCATAGGTTTAATTTCATTATTCCTATACTTAGCAACCAATCTATGAGGAAACTCTGTAATATCAATGACAACGAATGCAGAATAATCTTCACTAACTCCTCTGGCAACGTCAACAGTTACAACATAGTCGTGATTTTCTTTTGGATTTTCGTAGACATCCAGTCCAGCATTTCTTTTTATTGGGTCACTAAAAACGAGAGATTTTAACTTTGATGGTGCAATCAAAGTATCAACAGAGCCTAGGAACTCACACTCAAACTCAACTTTGAACTGCTGTTCAGATGTGTTGGCAATAGTTTGTGCTTTCCATGCAGAGTCTCTTCCTGGAACTTCTGACCAGTGAACATCTGTGGGAACATATTCATTCTTTCCCCTTTCAGCATCGTGCCAATACCTATAGAAATGGTTCATCCCGTGAGGGGTAGAAACCATTATGACTTTGGTGTTTTTACCAGAAGTAATAGTAGGATAAACAGATGCAAAGAAGGAATCTGCGATATGGTTCGGAACGAAAGCGAACTCATCGAGAAAGAGGATATTGAATGACATGCCTCGGACAGCACTTGCAGACGTAGAAGCAGCCAGTATCTTTGATCCATTTTCTAACTCAATGTTACCTCTGTTCCAGGCTATAATACCCTGTTGCATCCATTTAGGCAAGTTCTCATAAGCAGTGGCAAGTCTTCCAAGAAGTTCCCTTGCTGTAGCTGCTTTGTTCGCCAGAATGCCAATGTTTACGCTATCATTAAAAATAAGGTAGTGAAGAAGATATGATACCACAGTTGTAGACTTTCCAGTCTGTCTGGGCATCTTACAGATATTAAATCTATTCTTATGAAAATTATTAATTAATTTCTCTTGGAAACTATATGGATGAAATTGTGTCAGTCCTTCATCGAGAGAAACAATCTTAATATAATTGTGAGCAAAATAAACAGGATCGTCTTTACACTTTACAAATTCAATAATTTGTTCTTGTGTAAATTCAATTTGAGTATTTGCCTTTTTTAATAAAGGATTGCCGAGATAAACATCACCTGCCATAATTAATTACCTACTAATTTCTTCCCAGTCCAGTGAAGCAAAAACATTAGCACCAGCAGTATCAGTAGCACAAACAAGTGTTAATTCATAAGGAGTTCCAGTTAATCCATTTCTTTCTAACTGGAACTTAA